ATAGACACCTTCTCCAATAGATGCTGCAGATCCTATTGAAGTCGCATCTGAAACAATTGTAGTTGCAAATGGAACTCCAGACCCTATGGATCCAACTGCTTCTTCTACATACAAGGATTCATCATCCTCAAAAGGAGAAATTAAATTATTAGCATCAGAATCTAGGTATTTTACATAAATGGTTGGATATTCAACTTCAGAATTAGTAGTTTGAACATATACAACCCTTGCAGTAATTCCAGAAACTTGTCCTACAATTGTTTTTCCAATAAAGTCTGAAAGATATGAAGTTATATCTACTCCGTATTGTGTTGGTTTAAGTTTTACTGCATTAAATTGATTATCATATGCGATATTTCCTGGAATAACTAATGATCCCTCTTTAAAAATATGACTACCAAATGATTCTACTTGATCTTGTAATATTGACTGTAATGTATTTAATTCTCTTGCCTGTATTGGCTTACCTGGATTAAATAATACTTTATAATAGTTTTTATCTCTAGCCCCACTAGTAGGTTCATTAAAATCATCAAAATAAGGACTTACATTTAAATTAGTTTTTTGAGCCATTTTTTAAAATTCCAGGATAATTTTAACGTCTTCTTTTTGTCTAGAATTTCTCGTTACAGTTGGTCTATTATCTATGTAAATTACATCACCAGACTTACTATTTATCTCAGGATCTGCCAATCCATTTGTAAAATTAACTCCAAGATTAATTATTTTAGTTCCAAGTGTTGTTGTAATTCCACTAAATCCACTATCAATTGTGGCATTAAATCCCCCACCAGATTTACTAATCTGAGCAGTAGAATTAAAGACAAGTTGAGTGCCAGTTGATCCAAAAAATGAAGACATTCCAACAAAATCTGCATTAGTTGATCCGCTACCACCATTGTAATAAATTGAACGATCTCTGTAATATTTTAAAACTTTTGTTTCTGTGTCATATGAAACAACATAACCATATGCTTTTCCACCACTTACAGTTTGTTCAATTTTGTCTCCTATGGAAACTGTTCCTGTAGGTGTGCCAGTAAATTTTATTGCATAAACTGAAGAAAATTCATTTCCACTAAAAATAGTTGTTCCAGTTCCAGTAGTACTAAAAACAAACGGATTTTTTATAATTCCAACCTGAGCGAATTTTGTATCGATTGGAAAGTCCTTTGTAGAGTCATCAAATCTTACATAAACTAGAACTTTATCTGCACCTAACTCTTGATATATATCATAACCATGTCCTTTTGAGGGTGGAATAATTGGTATTAAATTTGCATAAGATGCTGGAATATTTGTAGCTGTCGTTCCCAAATCAATTAGTGCATAAGTATAATTTTTCCCACCCGCAGTAATAACTACATCAGAAATCTTACCTTCAACATCAATATCAACAGAAACTTGCCCTCCACTACCATCACCAACTATATTGCATATTTTACCAGACTGTGTTGGATAACCATTTCCGGTACTTTTAATAAAAACTTGTTTTATTTGATTTTCATTTACTGTTGAATCACCATTTTCTCTAACAGCAGTTATTTGGGAATCTGTAGATGTTGCCCAGTCATTTGGAACTGTTATATATTCTGTCGAATCGAATTTAATAATATCACTTGGCGCAATTGTATATAAAAATTTCCAAACATATCCATCAGAAAGTTCAGTTGGCTCTAAATCAGTAAAAGTTGGTTCAATTTGAGAAGAATTTCCCGAGGTTTTAATTCCAGAAGATCCATTATTAAGACAAATATAAACTCTGTAATCTGAATTTAAAACATAAAAATTTGAATCATATAATCTTAATGCGCCAGAAGAAGACCTATTATCAAGGCTATAATCTGGTCGATACATATCATATTGTTGTCCAGAAGTCCAATCAATTCTTCTTATTACTCTTCTAAGATTGGCACTGGTTATCTTTTTTCCATATAAAATAGTAGACTTGTAATGATTTAGATAGTCATAATTATCTGTTGGGTTTGGTGGATTGGTATCCCAAGTGCTAGATCTTCCAAATCCACTAGATGGTGAAGATGGATTTGAGAGCCCTACAAAAACATAATATGAATTTGAAGAGTTTGCTACAGAATCTACCAAATTTGACGCATTCAATATTCTAAATTGATCCGTTACAAGTGCAGACATTTGGATATAGTTTTTTCTATATTTATACTAGGTTATAAAATCTTTTTTAGACCTCCTATATTACGCAATCCTGTTCCTCTTCTTTGTACTGTTGGATATGTAGAAAGTCCAGAAATCCTAAATCCAGTTAAACCAATTGCAATTGGACTAGATGCACGTTTGAATCCTGCTAGTCTTCCCCAAGAAATTTTTCCTGCAACAGGTCCTGTAGTATTCAGACCAGATATATTCGTTGTTGATAAAACATTACATGTTAATATTCCACTGCCAGCATTAAACGCACTTACATTATAAATGCAATCTGCAAAAGTTGTTCCTATTCCAATTCTTTCACTATCATTATTATAAATTGAAGTTACTCCTCGTCCAACATATGTATCAAAAATATATACTGGATTTCCTACATTTAGATTTGGGAATGGTGCCATTACAGGATCTAAAATAAATTGAATTGCTAATGGTGCTGTTCCAACACCTGGACAAGTTGAAATATTTCTTATAATTCCAGAAAATCCTTCAACAGTGGTTATTTCGGTAATAAATTCTTGTTTTGGAACTGGTCTTTCAACGATAATTCTTGGTGGATTTGTGGATGTATATCCAAGACCACTGAAAGATACAACAGGACCACTAACTGTCCCTGTAGAACTAACTACAGCAAACCCTATGGCTGTTGATCCAATACCAACTCCAACTTTTTTAGGTGCAGCAATTTCAAGTTGAACTGTTGTTCCTGCTGGTCCTAAAGCAAAATATCCACTACCTGCATTTGTTATTGTAATTCCACTAATTCTACCAGCAGCATTAACTGTTGCACTAGCTGCAGCTCCAACGGGATCATCTTCTCCAGAAATTATTAGTGCTGAGCATTGAAATTCATTAACATCAATATTTTCGTAATTGAAAAATTCTGCATTGTCCACCCACAATTCATTTGATGCTGTATCAAAATCTTTGATAATTCTTGCTGTTGGATAGATTTGTGGTTCTAAAGAATCTCGTGCCTTTGAAATAATTTTACCATCTATTATTTTGTCAGTATTTTGTTTTGTCCAAGAAATTGGTTTGGTATTTACAATATCAACTCCCTGATCAATATAAAGATCTGTTTGAATTTTATCCGAAAATAAAATTTCTGTTACAGTTCTTTCATTTTGTGTCGTTGTCACTCCAGATAAAGTATTATTTGAATATATTTGAACAATATCGCCATCTTTTACGGTTTCTCTTACATCAAATATTGCACTATCTGCCGCACTTCCTTTGTAGAAAAATATTGCTATTTTGTCTTCAACTTTAGGAGGTTGTGTAAATTCTACACTACTTCCACCTTCAAAAACATATGCAACTTTTGGTTCTTGTAGTATGCCATTAATAAAAATAATTAATAGTGAATCAAAGTCAATCAATGCTGCATCTGGAGATTCTCCTGGCTCAATACTTACCAATTCATTGTTATAGTATAGTGGGAATCTTGTTCTGGTCCCATCCTGATAACTGGCAATGGAATCTATGTAATCCATCTCACCAAATTGCCAACACGAGAATGAATCCGAAAAAGTCTTCAAAATAGTTAACTGGAATTCTTTTATTGGTGATGCTAATCCTTTAGCAGTCACAAGTCCAACAGCTTTAACAACATCTCCTCTTTGGAATCCATATCCATTTCTTGCAACTTTAAAATTCTTCACTTCGAATAAATCTGATGATCCAACTCCAGTTGTTGAAGCTGCTCCAACTTCTAAATTTAACAGTAATCCAACTCCACAATCTGTTGTTGATCCCATACTTAATCTGGAAACTCCAATTACTTCAAGATTTTCATAATTTGGCGGTGGAATTCTAAATCTAGGAGCACTTGAACCAATAGAAGTATAACCAGATCCAGGATTAACTACAGTAAACGCTAGAGTACCACCTGCACCAACTGTTGCGGTTATTGTTGCACCTGATCCAACAGATGCGGATATTGCTATGGATACTGGCGATCTGTATCCAGAACCAATACTTAGAGTATACCAAGGAAATACCGTCCCAAATCCAAGAGAAGCAGATCCGACATATCTATGGGGTAGTGTGCTAGTACCAACGTTGGCAGTAAACCCTCTAGATGAAAGAATTCCTGTAACTTCGAATAAATATGCCCCGAATTTAGGTGATGGGAAATATGAAACTACACCTGCGCCAGATGGGCAAGTAAAAGCTAATCCTGCCAGTCTAACACGATCATTTCCAGATAATCCATGATCTGTGCTAGTTCTTATTGTAATTACACCAGTTTCATTATCGTAAGATGCAGTGCTAACTGCTACAGAAGCTCCTGTATAGGAAATACCAACAACACTTGTTATAGTTCCTCCAGTTCCAACTGTAGCTTTAACCTTTGCTCCTACTAAAGGTGCATAACCAAGTCCTGGAGTAGATCCGAGTGATACTATAATACCGCCTCTAGGGACTTGATTCAAGTTAATATCGGATGGTGAGGTTATGTATTCTCCTGTTCCAGCTGAAGTAATTCCTGCAAAAACAATACTACTAATTCCAACTTCAGAAGTAAATTCCGGATTAGTCGTAATACCAGCAGCAAATCCAGAATATTCATCTGGTCTGAGATAATATGGTGCAAATGGATCTTGAGTAAAAGTTGTGTTATCTATAATAGAATAATTATTTGCTGGATTGTTTTGTGTAGTGGGTGTTTGGAATATTCCATTAAGGATAACAATTCCATTAGATCCATCAGACCCTAATCCGGAAGTATTAATTCCATTTATAGTTAACGTATAAGTTCTTCCTATACCATTAAAAGTTTCTGATATATCATCGTATATGATATTTGTATTGTAATTTTTTCTTAAGAAGACTCTTGCATTAAAATATGCTCTAGCTTCTGGTAAATTATCGAGATCTGAAAATAATTGATCTTCCAAATTACCCTCTGGTTGTTCAGTAAACCAAATAGTATTTTTACTAATATTATAAGATCCTCTATAAAGGTTTACATTACTAAAATCTACATGACTTGTAATTGAACTACCAACAAATCCTCTGTCCACTTGTACGAGTGGGAAAGTCCCTGCAAAAGAAATTGGACCAGTAAGGTTGGTTGAAAGACCAAGATTTACCACTTTCATATATTCATCATCAATCTTCAATACGTCATTGATACGCATTGAACCTATACCACTCAATTTGAAAATTGTGGAAGCTGTTCCAATAGATCCGTAATTATCAAGAGTGTAATTTAATTTTGCATAAGATAGTGGAGACTGAATTATATTGTTAATTGAAATAATAGTTTTTTCATTTTTCTTCTCCATTTCTAATTCATGTGCATTTCCAGATCCTGTAGATGTAAATGTTATGGCAATTCCAGAATATGCATTCTCTAGTGTTGCTGCCAATCTAAATCTATCATTATCCAGTCTAATTGCCCATACAACTGGAGGCAATATAGTTGTAG